ACCGTCGAATGGATCGAGGAGCGCGAGGAGAACCGCGAGCAGCAGCTCAAGGAAGACACCGAGTTGCCGAAGGTCGGACTGCGGACCATCAACGAAGTCCGCGTCAGCCGCGGCGACGAGCCCTATGATGTGAAGGAGTACCCGGAGGCCGATCAGCCAATGATCTTGACGGCCACCGGGTACGTGCCGCTCAAGGGCAGCTCCGAGCCGAAGCCCGAACCGATCCCCTTCGGTGTCCCATCCAAGGGAGAGACACCGCCTGAGTTGGCAACCAACGCCGAGAAGGTCAAGGAGCAAGCTACCGAGAAACCGAAGCCGGGCGAAGAGGACCAGGCCGCGAAGTCGGACCTCGCCAAGTGGAAGCGGGCGGCCAAGGCGGACAGGCGAAACGGGAAAGCCCCGCGCGAGTTCGCCTCGGAGGCGATTTCTATTGGCACGCGGAACTGGATCGAAAAGAACTTGGCCTTCAACGATTTGACGAAGGCATTTCGCAACCCTCATCGGGCCGATCTGCAGACGTTCTCGACCTCGCAGCGTACGGCGATGGCGCTGACGGAGAGCATCGGCTGGTGGGAGAAGTTCCTGAAGAGCGTCGCCGGCCACTTCATCGCGGCTGGTGTTTCCAAGCTCGAGCAGACGAGCAAGGCCGAAGATCCGATCTTCCCCGATCCTGACCTCGACCCTGCGACCTGGTCCGCCCTGGTCGACTTGCTCTCACGAGCGTATGAGGCCGGGATTGGGGATTCTTCGGAGCTGGTCGGCAAGGGCAAGGTGACCTCAGTCGGCTATGCAGAGCAGCGGGCTGCGGAACTGCTCGGCAAGCGATTCGTCGATGGCCAATGGATCGACACCCCGAGCAAGTACGCGGTCTCCGACACGATCCGCGACCAGGTGCGCAAGAAAGTCGTACAGGCGATCGAGGAGGGACTGTCAGCCGGTGAACTGCGGGCTACGCTCGAGCAGTTCTTCTCCGACATCCCGACGCGCGCGCTGATGGTCGCGCGCACGGAGACCGGATTCGCCTACAACCGTGGCGCCCTTGACAACTATCGCGAGGCCGAGGTCACGCACGTCGAAGTCATGGACGGCGGCACCGAGGGATCCTGCGAAGTGTGCGACGCACTCGACGGCGAGGTCTGGACGATCGAAGAGGCGCAGAGCAATCCGCTCGAGCATCCCAACTGCACCCGCGCCTTTTCACCCGTGCTGATGGAGGAGTGACGTGACTCCAGCCACGGCCATGCTCGTGCTCTATGGGCTGGTAGTTTCGCTCATCGCAAATCTCTTGATGTTGCCCCTCGCCATTCGTGGCGTGAAACGGATCAAGCCGCTCATCCTGCAGATCGCGGCACTGGAGCGGGTGCAGTCAGCGCTCGGTCACGAGATTGAGCGTAAATACGGCCCAAACAAGTCGAAGCGAATCGCCGGAGCGACACTCATCGCGATCAAGCAAGCTCCGGCCGGAAAGCTCTAGGAGGCAATAATGCCGAAGTTTGAGAAGTCTGTAGACAACGGCTCAGAGAAGGGTATCGAGCCCGCGATCACTGCTCCGGCCGCAGAGCACGGCATGATCGTCGTGAAGCTGGCTGTGCCCCCGTGGCAGGAGCCGGCCATTTCGATCTTCCGTGACTCGCTGCAGGACTGGTTGAACAAGGCGCACCGGGGAGAGCTGAAACCCGGCGATCAGCTCACTCTGGTCGTGCCGTAGGGGGCGGCCATGACGATACGACTCGGCGCTCGGGATCTCCGCATCGTCTCCCCAATTACGAAGGTCGAACCGCAGGCGGATGGCTCGCTGCTGGTCGAGGGCATTGCCACCAGCGAGGCCGTCGACCTCATGGGCGAGGTCGTAGACTTCGGGACCTCCAAGGAGGCGTTCGCGGCATGGCGAGGAAACATCCGCGAGCAGCACGACCCGACGAAGGCCGTGGGTCACGCAATCGAGGTGATCCCCGATGCCCAGGCGAAGAACATCACCGTGCGGGCGTTCGTTTCAGCCGGCGCCCCGGACACGCAGAAGAAGGTCATCGATGGCACGCTCGGTTTTTATTCGATCGGCGGCCGGACGAAGGCCGTGGAGCTCGACAAGACCCTCAAGGCTTCAGACGGGAAACCGGCGCGACGCCTTTTCATGGAGCGGATCTCCGAAGTCTCGCTCGTCGACTCCGGCTGCAACCCGGAATCTGCTGTCTCGGTGCTCAAGGCCACCGGCATCGAAGGCGTCGAGAAGATCAACGCCCCGAAGATCGAAAAGAAGGATGGCAAGTTCCTGGTCGTGGATAGCGACGGCAAGGTCTACGGGACGCACGACACAAAGGATGAAGCAAAAGCACAGCTCGCGGCCCTCTACGCGAACAAGGGAGACGTGATGCCCCAACGAATTGTGAAGTACGACGGGTTCGAAATCTCCGACGCCCAGTCGGCCTTGCAGGCACTCGACATCGCAATGAGTTTGCTCGCCTGGGAAGGCATGGAAGGTCACGATGAACCGCCGGAACAGATCGTGCAACTCCGTGCCGTCGTCGCGAACCTCAAAGCGTACATCGCTTCTGAGATTCAGGAGACAGAAACGGAAGCAGCCGCCAAGACTGTCGATCCGGGGGCGACGCCGGCGCCGGAAGGGGCAATCAAGTCCGAGGACATAACGCCTCCGGTCACGACCGAGCCCCCGCCAGCCGTCAAGCAGGAGGACACCCCACCAGAGGACCCGGAAGAGAAGCCCGAGGAGCTTCCGCAGGAGCCCGCTGGAGAACCCCCGGCGCTCTCTGCCGCAGAGGAGAAGGTCGCAACCGAGCCTGCCAGCGATGGCGGGCTTGCTGTTTCAGGGCTAGTCGAGAAGGTCGAGGTGATGACCGGAGAACTCGCCACGCTCAAAGCTGATCTCGTGACCAAGGGCGAAGAGAACGCCACGCTGCGCAAGCAGGTAGGCGATCTGCAGGCCACGGTCGAGAAGTTCGGCAAGCGCGTGGTGGAACCCGGCACACCCGTGTTCAAGGGACCCGACGGCAAGCCCACAACGCAACCGCAGGGCACCGCAGTCGATGGGGCGATCTCGGTCGAGAGAATCACCGAGCTCGTGAAGGCGGCGAACGGCGACCCCGCATTACTCCAGCGCAGCCTGGGCATGGAACTCGCCCAGACGATGGTGCGCAAGGCAATCACAGGCAAGTAGAACACCCACAAGGAGAACCATCATGGACTTTCAGCAGATCATCGAGACGGCGAAGGCCGAGGTTCTCAAGATCCTCGGCAGCAACGCCTCGACGGACGACGTCAAGAAAGCGACGATCTACTTGACGAACGCGCAGTACGGCATCTCGCTCGAGGCGCCCGCCAAGCAGCTCGTCCCGTACCTTCCGACCTGGGCGCAGAGCATCCCCCGCGAGGTCATCGCGACGGGTAACGCCCATACATACAAACGCATCACGAAGGTCTCGATCACCGGCAAGAGCACCGCGGCCGAAGGGACGAGGGGCAACGCAGCCTCGATCACTGCAGACGCTCCGAGCGTGGCGTTCGGTATCATCAGCTCGGGCGTGTTCGACGTGAGCCTGGAAGCCGAGAAGGCCGCCGGCACCTTCGACGACCTGCTCGCACGGGCCACCACGAACGCTCTGCTGCTCGGCCGGCGCAACGAAGCCGCGCACATCCTCGGCGGCACGGTTACCGCACTCGGTGCCTGCACAACCATCGCCGTGGTTGACGGCGGTGCGACACCCGTCACGACCTTTACCGCAATTCCGTACTACGTCAACATCAAAGCCCTCACCGGCCCGGCGATGCAGAAGGCGATCATCGCGGGTGCCTGTTCGCTGCCAGCCACCACAACCTACGTGATGAGTCCTGTCCTGGCAAACGTCGACCAGACCGATGGCTGGGGTGTTGAGGGAACGCAAGCCACCGTGACTCCTACGGCGGCCCATTCACTTCTGGTCACCTGGGACCCGAACCCGAAGGCGGCCGGTTACGGCGTCTTCCTCGGGACCACGACTGGCATCGCGAACCTCAAGCTCATCGGCGTTACCAACCAGTGCCGTGTTATCCTTGGCGAGCTTGCGAACGCTTCGAGTGATGTCGCCGTGACTGGCGATACCTCAGCGGATGCCAACGACTTCATCGGCTTCATCGGACTCATCAACGCCTCTGGGTCGGGCGCCTATCTCAAGAACGTGGGCGCCGCGCTCTCGGCGGCAGTCGGGAACGGCATCCCTGAGATCGATACCGCTCTCGGTTCGGTCTACAACTCGGCGCTCGGCATCGACGACATCGACCTCATCATGGGGACGCAGACGCGCGCCGCCATCACCAGGAAACTCGGCTCCGGGAGCGCGACGACCCTGTTGCGCTTGGGTCTGCCTGTCGGCCCGGAGAACACCTTCGCCGGCGGCGCATTCGCCAACAAGTACGTCCACCCGATCACCGGGCGGCTGCTGAATCTGGTCACCGACCCGACGCTGTTCGATGGCGTGATCTTGGGCAAGGCCAACTCCATCCCCTACCCGATGGCGGAAGTCCCCGCCCCGCTCAAGATGTGGCTCTCCTACGACTGGCTCAACCTGACCTACGCCGTTGTCAACCCGAAGAGGGAGTACGAGAACCGGATGCGTGGCGGCCTCGCGGTCTATCTGCCGCCCTCGTGCTTCGAGCTGTACAACATTTGGAACTAGCAGTGAACCGGCAATAAGGGAGAGGGGCCTGGGCAACCGGGCCCCTTCTCATCATGGCCAACCTGACCACAGCCGCTCGCGTCCAGAGCCTGAGACCGCTGGGCGACAAGAGCGAGGTACTCCAGCGACTGACCGAGTGCCTCGCGGCGGCCTCTGTCTGGTTCGAGGGGGCCACGGGGCCGATTGCCTCTGCCAGCTATACGGAGAGACTCTCCGGCGGACTCAGCCCTCTGCTCAAGCTCACGCATAAGCCGTGTACTGCGGTCACCTCGCTCAGGGTCAACGGCAGTACGTGGAACGTTTTGACGTCAGCCGCCGCCGATACCGGGCAGGAAGCGTTCCTCCCGCCACACGGCATGTGGCTCGAGGCGCGCGGTTACTTGTGGCCGAAGGGCAGCGGAAACATCCAGATCACCTACACCGCCGGGTACGCGACGATCCCCGAGGATGTCCAGCAGGCGGTGGCGATGCTCACAGTGCTGCTCATGGAAGAGACCAACCGGCTCGGGATCGGGGCGAAGACTCTCGGCTCCGAGCAGATCAACCTAGTGGTGCGCAACACCAAGGACTACCAGTTCATCACCGACACGATCAACGGGTACGGACGGATCTATTGACGTGGCCGATCAAACGATCTCCATCGCGCAGGCGATCAGGCTGCTGCAGGCCATGCGCGCGGACGTGCCGAAAGGAATCCACTTGATCGCTCGGCGCATTGCGCTCGATGTCATCCGCGAGACCACGAAGAACGTCTCGAACGATCTGTTGATGGTACGCACCGGCACCTTGCGGCGCTACATCACGGCGACGCTCGCGGCGCAACTCACCGATGACGCGACTGGCGTTCGCACCGGTCTGCCGAGAGGTGACGCGCTGGCGAAGATCGCGCGCGTGCAGGACGAGGGGGCGACGATTCGCCCGACCACGCACAAGTACTTGCGGATCCCGCTCCAGGGGGCGAAGACCGCGGCCGGAGTCGATCGATATGCGGGTGTCCATCTCTGCATGCAGAAAGTCGAACCTCCGATCTTCGCGATCCGCTCAAAACTCGGGAACCTCCTACTCGCCCGGCGGATCGGCACGGGCAAGGACGCTCAGATCCAGCCGCTCTATGTGCTCAAGAGCCAGGTGACGCTGAAGCCGCGGTACTGGTGGACAGGAGCGGTACGGGCTGTCGAGATGCGCGTACCCAAGCATATCGATGTCGTGATGCGCAAGATCGTAGGCGGACAGCCGGTGGGGGCAACGCCATGATCGAGCCGACCAGCGAGAAGCTTATGGTCGCGATCGAGGAGCAGCTCACCGACTGGCTCGAGACGGCGTTCGGCGGCAATCACAAGGCGTCCCGCGACCTGGCCATCGACCCGTCGGGAGAGATGCCGGAGAACTGCCCCGCCGTATGGATCATCGACGGGCCGGAGCATCCGGTCGGCGGCGAGATGTACGAAGTCTGCGACCGCGAACTGCTGCTCGTCGGCTTCGTGCGCAAGACAACCGAATTCCCGGATTCCACGGCGACGCAGTGCAACCGCCTGATCTCGGTCCTCGACCAACTCTGGACGCTCTTCGTGATCCCCGGACTCAGCGGACAGGTAGCGTTTAAGGCGAACGGACCCCGCGAACTCTTCGCCGGAGACATCGAGGGGATCACACAGT